GCCATTGGTCATCAATCTCTCCTTAATAATACAGCTGGTAATGATAACACATCTATTGGTGAATGTTCTCTCAAATCTAATGTCAATGGTATTGGTAATACAGCTATTGGTTATAATTCTCTAGCTGGTAATGTAACAGGAAACTACAATGTAGCTATCGGTGAGAAGGCTGGTACCTTCTTAAATGATGGTTGCACTTACCTCTCCGGAGGTGATGATAGTATTTACATTGGTCGTAACTCAACAGCAAAGAATAACCTCGACTATAACTCTGTAGTGATTGGCCTATCAGCATGCTCTTGTGGTCAAAATACTACAGTAATTGGTAATACAAGCACTACACATACAGTACTACATGGTGATACTCAACTTACACAAGATGGATGTGGTCTTATTATGACTTCATCTGGTGGTTATACATACTGTTTAACTGTTAGTGATACAGGTGTTCTCACTACAGCTCTTACAACTCCTAAGTAATCTATTTTACAGAAAGTTATACTGTAAATATACATATAAAAAGGTTAAAATAGGGAGAGCCCTTAAGCTACAATAAGAGAGCAGTAAGTTTCCCTACTGCTCTCCTTATGTGTTAAAGTTAATATTATGGCTTAAATGTAGCCAAGATTACGCAAGCGAATGCGCTCAGCTTCAGCCTCTTTAGCTGCTTTCTCTTCTGCCTTCTTTACATCTTCCTTAGGAGCTTTTTTAACTTCTTTCTTGACAGTCTTTTTGTTCTCAACAACTGGACTAAGAACTTCTTTGTCATCTTCCTTTGTGGTTTTGTTATTTTCCATGGTACAATTATTTAATCTATTAGTTAGTAGTTTAGACAAAAAGAACGGGTCCATTTCTGGACCCGCTCTGGTTTAGTTTTTAATATTAGCTTAAAGCTAATTATACATCTTAAAAGTATACGGACTTAGCTCCTGGCTGGAACTCAGTACCGAGACCTTGTACAATGATTACGTGGTAGTAGAGGTTAGCACCGAAGATGTTGTCTACAACACCATAACGGGTAAGAAGTCCTACGCGTGGTGCGAAGTCGTTCGGTCCTACTGTACGCTGAACCATAACTGGGATGTATGGGCAGTAAATGATACCTGTGTCATAGAACTCAGGTCCTTTGTATCCAAGGAGTGCGTACTCGATGTTAGAAGGTGCATTTGTGTAAGCTCCAGACTGGCCGAAGTTTCCACCTTGTACTTCTGTACGTGTGTCACGGTAAACGTTGAAACGTCCACCAAGTGATCCAACCTTAGCGATACCTACTGGCTGTGTATTAACATCACCCTGTACTGGTACCCACTGGAATTCAGGGAGCATCTCAAGGATAGCACATACACGTGGAGTAGCAACAACGAAGTTAGCAGCACCACGACGGTTACGTACAGCAATGCGGTTAGCTTCGATGATCAAACGCTGGTAGAAATCACGGTTACGCTCAACCAACCAACGGCCATCAGCAGAAGCTGGGTACCATACGGAGAAACCAGGTCCAAATCCAGCACCGAGAGCGGACTGAATCATGCGCATAAGCATCTCACGGTCGATCTCAGCTTGGATCTCATAGCTCATAGCATTTGTGATCTCAGCGTCAATGTCGATTCCGTTCATGTTCTTAAGGTCCTGCTCAAGTTCAACTGACCAACGAGCGCCGAGGCGACGTGTACCAGCTTCAACAGCAGTCTTTTCGAACTTAACTTCAACCTGTGGAATGTTTCCTGTGATTTCGAAAGCAGAAAGGATGTTAGCAACACCTTTGTCCTGATCAGCGAATTCCCAGTATCCAGCAGCACCTTCAAGGTCATCAGAAGATGCACCAGTGAAGCGTGTGTCAAGAAGTTGGTATCCAAGTTCTCCGGAAGGAGATCCATCAACGGTACCGTCAAATCCAAGTGTAGCACCGGATCCCTGGTGATTTTCACCAGCACCTTTTCCGTCGATTCCAGATCCAAGTGTGTCAGACTGGTAAGCATAACGCAAAGCGAATGCAAGACCAACTGGTCCACTCATTGGCTGAACACCAACGATTTCGTTAGTGATAAGCTCTGGGAATGTACGACGAATCATTGGGATAAGCACCTTTGGAAGGCGGCTATCTCCAGTTGCGTAACTGTCACTGGATGTGGAAGCATTAGGAGCATAATTAGATCCTGTTCCCAACGCGCCAGCGTTTGTGTTTGCCTCTTCAAGGCACCATTTCTCCTGGTTCTCCAAGAGTACCGCGGTATTAAGACGGGTGTGATCATCTTCAATAGCGGCGACGCTATCAGATGTGTAGTCGAGCACAGGTGCCCACTTCTCAAGAAGAGTAGCAGCGCGGTCCTGGTCGATGAATGATTGTGGTTTATTCATAATTAATATTTTTCTTTTTTTGTTTTTTTTCAACCTTCATGGCGTAAAGCCAAGTAACTCAGGCAACAAGTGCCTCAATGTTCAAAAGAAAAGAAATTACTTCATTTTACTCAACCCATCTAAATATGGATTAGGCGCTTTTGTAGTTTTTTCTACTTTCTTAACATTAACTTTTGGAGCATCAGCCTTCTCAGTGCGATGACTAATTGCTTCCTCACGAATTACATCAAGTTGCTCTTTCTCCTTCTTGTCGAAAAGGCGAACTGTGTAATCGAAATTCTCTTCGATAAACTTTGGTGATTTATCAGATAAAACTTTTCTAAGGTATGTGGCTTTCTTTTCACCAAACTTAGAAACACGACTCTCGAGGAAAAGATCAGCTTTGGACTTATTGAAAGCCTCTTCAAGTTGAACGTTCTTTGTCTCAGCAGCTTCAAGACGCTCAGTAAGCTCTTCAATCTGTCCTTTACCATCAACAAGAGCTTCCTTAACAGACTCACTCATGAGTGTAGAGTCAATAGCAAGAGTATTGCGGAGATTCTCAAGAACGTTGACTGCTGTCTTATTCTTGGTAGCTTCTTCAATAGCCTCAACTGGAAGGGCTTCATCAATGTATTCTTCGAGATAATTGGAAATATTCTCAACAAGTGTATCTTTAAATCCAGATGCACTCTCGTTGATTTCTTTTTCATACTTCTGTACAACAGCTACTAATTTCTTAGCATTGTTCTTGTCAACAGCCTCAACAACACGCTCCATCTTTGCAGAATGGTCACTGTCGATATTTACAACAAGTTCTTCAAGCTTTTCAGCATAAAGCTCGTCTTGGCTGGTAAGCGCTGCTTCAACAGAAAGATCTACTTTCTCTTTAAGCGCTGTTTCAATTGCAGCAACTGACTCTTCAGTCATTACTTCCTGCAATTCTGTGGGTAGTAGGTCTTTATTCATATGATTTATTTAAAGATTGGTTTTTCAGTTGCAGACTTAATTCTTTTAGCGATCTTGTCTTCAACAGTTGATTGTAAATATTTATTAGCTTGGGCGTAGTTTTGTGAAGAAACTGCATCAATAAACTGAATTATTTTCTGTCTTTCAGTCATTTTCTGGCTTTCCTGTTTGTTCATGTGTTTATTTATTAAAGGTTTGTTAGAAATCTATATCTTACCAATGAATGATTTGATGCGCTCCAAAAGATATTGATCAATTTCTTTACGTGGAAGCTTCTTAAGTGAGCCTTCAAACGCTTCATATGTCTCTTCATACTTACCATCTTCAGCAAGTACCCATTGTTTAGATTCAAGAATGCCATTAACGAATGCTTTAGGGAAGGATGGATCAGCTACTGCATCAATAGCTACAAGCTTCATATTACGAACAGTGCTATGACCACCAGCTTCTTCTAATGTTCCAAGAGCACGGGATGACATACCAACTGTTACTCCATCATTAACGAGTGAACGGATAATATGACCGCAAGGTGTTGTAAGTACTTTTGACTTACCGTAAAATACGTTTCCATCTTGAGAAAGCTCTGTAACCATGTGACAAGCACGTTCAAGATCAACATCAGCAGAAGATGGGTGATTAAGCTCTCCCATTGCACGACCTGGCTTCACCATATTTTCATTATAGTTAGCAACTTCACGCTCAAGTTCATCGATCGGATAGCTTCTGTTATTACGATTGACTCCCTCTGCCATCATATAAGGTCCCTTAATGAAAAGGTTGGATGGGGAATCTTTATTTGTTTCTTCCTCAATGACCTCGAATTGATCGTGGAGGTCAGGATTCTCACATACAAGATTAAGTTTAAGCGACATACAATTATTTATGCCCTGAAGCTATGAAAGCTCTCTTTCTGTTAAAATTAAAAAGGAATATCCTCTACCTTTACAGTATTTCTTTGCAGCCTCCCATTTAGCCATGTTAATTATGTACTGCTTCTGATCATATATCAGATGCTTCTTCTGTCTATACTTTGTTTTAGGCTTTTGAGTTTGTGAGAATGGTTTAATCTCTATACAATACTTTGTAATCTGCTCACCTTCTTTAATAATAACATAGTTATCTATATGATATCTATGCACCCTCTTATCAAGTGGGCTTGTATATGGTATTTTAATATTCTCTGAACCCCACTTTAATACATTAGCATTGTTATCACAGAAGCGAAAGAACTTTAACTCTAAGCCAGATCTATAAACAGCTCTCTCACCAATAAACTTATCAATGTTTTGAGGTACAAATATACCTTGTCTATATTTCTTACTCTTCCTCATTACCCGATAATAAACATAGTTGGATCAGAATCACCAAATCCAGCAGATGCACCTTCAAGTAACTTAGCTTCAAGGTCAGCTTTCTTCTGAACACCTTCTTGTAGTAGATCAGAGTTAAGAGCTCCTCCACCAAGTAGGCTAACCTGACCAAACTTACCACGAACTCTACCAACTGTAATCATTGAGAGTGCTTGTGCATATTCATATACCCACTGCTCTTTAATAACATCGCGAATAGGTCGCTCGAGATAGCAGGCAATAACACCATAGTAACGCTCTGTTTTAGGTTGCGGATAGACTTTAAGGTATTGTGAACGTGGATCAAAGACGAGATCTTTCTTAAGACCTAATACCTTCTCACGAGTATCCATCCACTCTTTCATTGTATACCATGATACAAGATCGAAACCATAATTACCCATAGCATATGAGAAGTATGTTTGTTGTGCCATTGTTTGTTCAATTGTAAACAATGTATTAATACCTTGACTTGATCCTTGTTCAAAGTCTGTTACTTCAACAACCTTACGATAATCCATGATATCATAATCAAAGACATTTTGATATAGGGTATCATCACCATCAACACCTTCTTGTGGAATTGTTTTGCGTCTTGATGGTTTGAAAGCAGTTATGTTATCAAGTGTTGTATCAAGCGCAGTAATCTGCGATACGAGAGTATGATCAAACAATTCACCTTCTTCATTCCATCCTCCAAAAGAAGCATTAGTGCATTTGAAACAGCCAATACAGATGGTTAGAACTCTGTTTGCCGGGTATTAACAACCTCAGGAAGTTTCAAGTAG